CAGTAATAGTAACATTTTCCGACCCTAATGAAACATGAAGTGGATTGTTTGCATCACAAACTGTGCCATCTTTATTGGCAAGCATCATCACTTCATAAAGTGATTTACTTTGTCCGTTTAATTCTTGAGCAACTTTATTAAACTGTGCCATCAGATTTCTATTGGATCGTTGTCTACATCATGGCGTTGATACGCCGCTGGAGTTCTAGTGGTATTATCATAGTTCCTAGCTTGATATGTGCCAGGTGTCCTATCTACATTTAGATAATCGTGTGCTTCATAATCACCATTCCAATCAGAATAGGTTACAGTGCTCCAACCCTCTGTGCCAGAAAACTGATTGACAGTTGTACTAGCAGGTTGAGGGGATACGACATCGTTATTAATATCGTGTCTGATATACGCCACTACTCATCCGCTTTATTTCTATTTATCTCCTTGAGCATTTTCTGTAGGTCTGCTGTGCTACCAACAAAAAGATTATTAGTTGTGCTTCCTGCTTTCTGTTTTGTAGGAGCTTCTAAATCTTTCATTTTCTTCTGCAAATCAATCAGTTTATCAGTGGTGTCTGCAACCTGCTTCATGGCGTTCACAGCGACTTCATACGCTCTAGGGTGCCCTGACTCCTGTGCAACCTCTAACGCCCCGTTGAACGCCTCCTGACCCTTGTCTATGAGGTTGTATAGTTGTGCTCTGGTATAATCATAATCTTTATCCTGATGATCTTTCTCTTCTTTTTTTGGAACTGGTTTCGATGCTTCGATTTTAGTCTCTTTGTTTTCAACTTCAATATCAAATACGTCTTCCATATTATTTTCAAAGGTACTCATAATAATTCAATCCCCTCATTAAATCCAAAGTCATCTGTACTGACGACAAGTGCGTCATCAGCAGCATCTATCACACCATCAGCATTCTTATCTTCCAATGCTTTGGGTGTATATGTAAGAGCAACTTCTCTTTTCCCAACATCGGGATCTCCAATGGTTTCGTATACAGTTGCTTTCTTGATAAGACCACTCTTACTATAAGGACCGTAGATGTAAGATCTTGCGGTAAAGTTAAGAGTCCATACAATACTTCTTCTTTCTAAAAAGTCACCATCCCAATCATCTTCATGACTGATGCCATTAAGAATAATAGAAATATCTTTCTTCTCATTCATATCAGCAATCATATTAACCGTAACATTAAAGTTAGGTTGAAAGTATGGAAGGATTTGCTCAAGGATTTGTAAACCATCATCTTGAGACTTGGCAATGATACCAAGTTCAAATTCCATATTGTAGGGAACTGGAACGTATTGTACTTTTACTTCCGTACCATCATCATTAATTACTGTACGATACTTTTGTGTAGGCGCAGTTTTTCTAGAACTATCATAATTAAGACCGGTCATTTCAAAGTATAGTCTTGGTAATGTAATAGCAACTTTCTTATCAACGTCAGGGTTCTGTTCTAGTCGTGTCAAAAACTTTGCTTTGGGTCCATAAGCAAGAGGAACTTTCTCTGCTTCGATCACATCACCAGTTGAAGGATCTTTTTTTCTAATTTCAATATTATTAAATAATGTTCCGAAACTGATTACTGTTTTCCTAATCGCTTCGTTATAAAAATGTGGACCTAACATCAGAACTCACCAGTAACGTTTCCATATTCACCGAATGGATTCCTCTCGGTAAAGTCGAGAAGATCATCAGCTGTTGTTTCAATATATTTATTGTCGGCATACTCAACGTTTTCTAGAGATAGATTATCTACATCCACACTAGTCTGTACTGTTCCACTAGTGCCGCCAGTGATAGTTTCTCCCGGAGTGAAGTTGCCTGTCCTATTAATGAGTTTAAGTTCGTGAGTATCTCTATCCCAGAATGATACTTCTGCAGTAGTTCCTGTCGTGCCACCAGTTACAATCTCACCCAATGAATAATGAGTTGTTGCATCAGTATCCATAGCAAGAGTAATCGAAGGAGCAAAGATCTCTTCAATAACATCAATCTCTTCGATGCCTGTCTCGAACTCGTCATTGCCAAGCTCGTAAATCTCTGCAGTCAATGTATAAATGTAGTTCTGACCTAACTGGTAGAACGGTGCTTCTCTTTCTACAAACTTGATCTCATATAGATCTTCTGTAAGTGGTAGATAGATTAAATCTCCTTCATTTGGTCTACCATCCACAGTAGTGATGTCAGCAAACTCTTGGAATACTTGACTCCATCTGTTCTGTGATACCACCATGGTAATCTCATCAGTGATACGTAGACCAAACTTACTAATGAATTCAGATGGTGATCCAAATCCCTCAACATTGATCAATAGCATTTCGATCATGTATTGAGTTGTAAACTCTGAATACAAGACATCGTTGAGTGCTACATCTTTAATCATCTTCCTTGGAAGATAGTAGACATCACTGCCGAACAATTTGATCTGCTCATCCACTAAACTTTGGATAAGGTTCTGCTCGGTGTTAACACCACCATGTTGCGGGAAGTAGATACTTTTCATCCGATCATATCCATTGGGGGAAGTTCATAGTAGGTTGCACTTTTCTCCATGAGAGCATCAATTTCTTTTTGTGCATCCTCAAACAACTGTCTGCCATTGAGTGATACACCACCAGGCAGTTGTACGTTGTTAAACTTGATTAGGTTCTGTCCCCACTGTCTTTTAATCAAAGATGTAAGATATTGTTTAACAAAACTATCGTTATAAACTTGAGTAAAATCGTCTGGATTTAAATAACGATAACATTCAATCAACAAATAATTGCCTTCAACCATTCTGCTTTTATCAATATCAATGAATAGTCTATCCTGTCTTTGATTAAATCTAAACTGAACTAATGATCCAGTTTGAACAATCATGTCAAGAGTTTCAAAGTATGTCTTAAGCATATAATAATTTGACATATCAAAGTTACCAAAAGCAAATCCTGATGAGAACGAAAAGATGTCCATCAGGAAGTATTGGTTATTCATACCAAAGAGATTGTTTCTCGCAAAGTTAGATGAGATACCCATCACTTTAGAGATGCCAACTACATGTTCTGGAACTTCAATAAAGTTTTTTCTATTCAACCAAGTGGCAGCATCAGGAGCTAGTGTTGATGACGTTTCATCAGCACTATCAAAACGTGTTACATCGTCTGCTGTAATCTCATGCTTGAGATACATATGCTCGACGCCATCAAAATGACGCTCTCTATAATATTGGAAAGCGTCATCAATAAGGTCATCCAGTTGATCATCATCTACATTAATTTCAAGAACTGGATGACCTAAACGTCTTAAACAATACTCCTTAAGTTCTTGTCTACTTGAGGGTTCTGCCATTAGTTACTCCTTATGCCTGTGCTTCGGACCATCTCAAGTTGATCGTAACGTCAACGTCAGATCCATTAGATAGGAATGCGTTGATTGCTAATACGTCAGGTCCATTAGGGAATGCTCCTGTTCCTCCGATTGGAGTGTTGGTGAGTTCCTTAAGACCAGATAGATCAATACCATCACGGTCTCCACTACCACAACCTGCCGTGAACGAGAATACCTGTTCGCCTGGTTGTGCAGTAGAACCAGCAAGTGATGTGAAGGTGAAGGTTGTTTGATTTGTTCCACCTGCGTCGATTCGACTAGAGAATACGATATAAACTAAACCAGGGTATGTACCAGAGTTGAAGATACCAGTAACAGTTTCACCACCACTGAAGTTCTTACCACTTGCGCCAACAGTAGAAACGTTATCACCGATGTTGACACCAGCAACATCATTAGGACTGAAATAATGGTAATTACGATCGCCGTTTTGTCTTGCGTTGGTGGCAGCAATGGAAACTTCTTGAATACCCCAATCAACAGAAGTAGCAATTTGTGCGAATGATGGTTGTCCACCAGCACCCTGGTTGTTCAAACCGTCCCAAGAAACATCAGATGGTACTGTTGGGTAGTTAGATGGGTTGAGAACACCCTCAATAATAACCGTTTGTGTATTCTGTCCACCCTCCACAACGATATCAATGTTCTTCAATAGCAACTGTGCTCTGTTAATCAGTTCTCTTTCGCCAAGATCACCAATGATTGCATTGGATACGCTAGGTGCTAGACGGATAAGGAACAATGTAGACTTGACGACACCTACCTGAACTGTTGGTAGTCTGTATGAGAAAATATATCCGCGATCTTCGTCAAAATTACCATCGGTAAGGAACGCAGAACCCCAGTGATTAATCTGTGGAGTGGCAGTTACACTAGCAAGAATAACCCCAGTATCTTTTGTATGGGATGCAGCACTACCTGCAGTGTAAGACCTTTGAGATCCTGCTGCAAAATTAGATAAAGTTGCTGCTCTAGTTAAACCAGAGAGAGTATTTCCATTTTTGCTGTTGTAACGAATGATCTCGTTATCAATATAAAGAGTTCCGAAAGATGGGAATAAAGATGCATCATCCAAAGTAATATCAGTAGACGTAGGAGACAAAGGAGCTCCAAGTCTTGCGCCAGGACCTTCATTCAGAACTTCATATCTAACTGGTAAGTTGCCAGATCTCATGTACGCCTCTGTATTGAGGTTGTTGTTCTTGAGTCTGTGTAAGAAGATATAGTCTCCTCTTGGACCACGTAGCATCCAGTCAATGAAACCAGCACCATACCAGGAATACTGGAATCCAATCATCTGCATCTTATTAACATTGATCTTATAACCAGACTTGCCGGTTCCGTCACAGCGATCAAGATTCCATTGAGATTGAGGAATTACTATTTCTCTAGTAAATGCTGCTTTGGTATTGGAAACTCCAGAAACTCCACGGTAGTCAGGATTTACAAACATCGTAGTGTTATCTTCAACTGACGTGACAATATGAGTCATGCCTCTGATTACAATTCTATCTCCTGCTTTTAATTGTTCTCTGAACCTAGTATTTGTACCTGTCACTTCATTGGATCCAGATGCGACAGAAAGAGTTCCTGTTAACTGGAATGTAGAAGATCTCAAACCAATTGAATAGTTTGTTCCGTCATATTGGAAAAAGATTCCATTCTGTTCATCGAAGCAACCAGATCTGACAGTAGCACCTTTCCAAGAATATAAACCTACTTGAGGTTGTGTTCCAAACTTTGCAATGGTTTCTTCTAAAACCTCTATTGCCTCGATTTTGAAAGTATTTTCATTTACAATTTCTGTAACAGAATAAGTATTATTGTATCCTGTTGACGTAATACCTTCTAAAACAACTTCTGCTCCTACTTGTAGTCCGTGATCGATATCGTCAGTAACTACTTCAATCACAGAACCAATGCTTGTTCCTTCTGCAATAACACTTCTAATATCATATGAAGGAGCGAAGTTAACACCAGTGGTATACATGATACCTTTACCAGACTGATATCTGATATACTTTTTAGACTGACGAATTGCCTGTGCGCCGTGTGCAGGAGATCCTGTACCGATCTGAACACCACCATCAAATGGTCTGTGGACATAGAATGTATCAGATCTAGCAGTGATAGAACCTTGCAAAGTGGAACTAGTACTAACATTACCAGTTGATCTAGAAGTATATACCAGAGACGTTAAAGATGGAACACTGTCGATAAAGAAAGGTCCTGAACATAGAGAATGGTTTGTTCCATTAGAAGTAATTGATACCAGTATTTGACTTCCTGGAAGTAAACCATGATTTGAAGCAAACGATGCTTGAATCTTTGCGATAGAACTATATGAAAATGATGTACTATTAGGAACTGATTGGAATAACGGTTCTGATAGAGTCATTGATGGTCTAAAAGTAATCGCATCTCCAGATGCTGGAAGACCAGTAGCAGATACTTCTAAAATAGATCCAGACGAATCAACACTTTGTACAGTGACAGTCATATCATTTGCAGGAGAAGCTGCTCCTAGGATACCACCATCAACTAATAGTTCATATCCAATTGCATAATCTGCTCCGGGGGAACCAACAATAGCAACATAATCTCCATCATCATTAATGGTTGCCTTTACAGTGGCACCAACAGCAGCTTGTTGTGGAGTTAACTCTTCGTATACCGCATCTCCACTTGAAGGAGCTCCTGCTTGATTAAAGGTTAAAATGCCACCATTGGCATCAATTGTTTGAATACTGATAGTTAAATCATGTTCTGGACTATTACCACCTAATTGATTTCCAAGAACAAGGATGGTATCCGCAATAGTATAGTCACTACCAGGATTAGCAATAGTAACCGTGTATGTAGGTGTGCCTGAAGTATTTGATGCTGCTCTATTCTCTTGAACCACTAACGATTGACCATCTGAAGATGCTCCACCTAAATCAGTTAATGTTTGAACTAGTTGAAAAGCAACACCGCCAGTCAAACCTTCGACATAAAGAACTTCTGACGTATCTCCAGGAGATGCCCATACATCTATATTGCCAGCAATTGATTCGGCATTAATTGCATCGATCAATCCATTTCTAACACCAGTGATTGTATCACCTGCTAATGCAGTATAGTTTGCTGATCCTACGACACCGCCACTGAATGTTAAGAGAAAATCATCACCGGTTTCAATGACACCACCAACAGTTAGTTCGTATAATTGAGTTTCTATTAAACCACCACCAATTCTTTCAACATTAAATGCTGAATTTTGTCCAGTCCCTCCAGATCCAATAATGCCAGAATAATCTTGATTCGGAGAAATACCAGTTCCAGTTACATTAAAAGTAAGAATTTCTCCACCGGTATCTACAGTTAAAATATTAATTTTTAAATCATTAGTTGGGGATAAACCATCAAGTTGTGTTCCATAGATTACCAGTGTTTCTCCAGCAGTATAAACCTGACCAACATTAGGATTAGATGATGTTGCGGTTGCCGATCCACTAGCGGTAAATGTAAGAACAGAACCAGAAGCATCTACGGTGTCGATAGTAATAATTAAATCATTAGCAGGAGAAGCACCTCCTAATGATGTACCTAGAATAGTTACTGTTTCGGTAGCAGAATAAGCAACTCCAGGAGCAACTTGAACTACCGTCGTGTATGTTCCACTAGAATGATCCGCTACGACATTAAAGGATACTCCGTTACCAAATGTGCCCGAATAACCTTCTGGTTGTAAACTAGGGAAGAAAGATGTTGTAGATACAGTAGCAGAATATGCTCCTCCAGTTCTATCAACATCAAATCTTGCTCCATTACCTTGTCCGAAATTTACGGGAGAAACACTTTGAAAATTTTGATTGAGGTTATTACCACTTTTATCTGCTAAAATATTTCCAGAAAAGGATACTTCATTATCAGCAATATTA